TACGTTCAGGCGTACCACGACCTTCAGGCGTATCGTAAAAGATAACCGGCTTTTCACGGGCTGGAATGTCAGCCTTTGCCGCTTCCACTTTGTCGGCCTGTTCGTTCAGGCGTTTGAGTGTCTTACCACCTTCACGGTCGTCGTGGAATTCTTCCGGCAAGTGTTCGTTCGGAATCCATAGACATTCTTGGATAGCGGCATCTAGTTCGGCAAGCATTTTTTTAGTTGTTTCGTTCATAACTTTTCCTTTGTTGTTGTTTTGTATACTACGATTGTAGCATAGCCTAAAATGATTTTCAAGCCCAAAAATTTATTTTTTGGTGATTACTTTGACGATATGAACATCGCCGAAATTGTCGTAACTGTCACCATCAGCGAAAGTCACATCTACGTAGTCACCAGCGGCTGGACTGTACACCATTGCAACAGGCGTGTCCTGTCCGTCGTCGTCGTGGACAGGATACCAACGATCACCGCAACAATCGCAATCAATGCCATCGGCTACGCCGTTGAAGTAAACGCCGTGATCCTGTGCGATGCGGTTGGCGTCGTCGGCATTATCTGCCTGAACAAATACCAACGGAGTCCCAACGAAGTGACCGAATGAATTGTTTTGTCTAAACTTGAAGTAGCTCATAATTTTTCCTTTCGTTATGCCTACATTATGCCATAGATTGCGCCGGTTGTCAAGAGCAAAAATAAAATTTTACTGTAAAACTTCTGCCCCAAGTAAACCAATCAAGCAAGCACCAATCAATAAAAATAAGAATGTCATATCTAACTCCTTTCATTCTATTATATATTATCGACCAGCACAAGCCCAAACCTTTAGACAATCCCGAGAAAAACCTGATTATTTTCAAAACCCCCACCGGTAGGGGGTAGGGCCGCCGGGGGCCTCACCCCCCATCAGAGGGTAGTGATTCGCACCACTTGCTAAATACTTCACGAGCCTCTGCCCTATCTAGGCCAAACGCATATTCTAATTCTCTCGGCGCTCCCATCATATTGATGGAACCACTGTCTCGTAAATCTTCTAGGAATTCAAAATATTCTTGCATGTCTATTCTCCTGTTACCTGATACTTGTGTCCGTTGTCTAGTGTGATTGTTCCACCGAAGAACTCCCACATAATTTTCGACTTCATCGCTTCACGATTCAATCTTTCCAGTTCCGGCAAATCTTTTTGTACTTGTTCCGGTGTGCAATCTGTTTGTAAAATTCTCATTAGAACTCCTCCGTTATTTCAACTAAAAAATCGTCATCGTGTACTGTACCGCATACGCCAGTTTCAGACCACGACAAACTGAAAACAGTATTCCCATCTGCGTCTTTGACTTCAAGACCACGAACAGAATTCCACAGCGTGCCGTTTTCATCAGCACACATTTTCAGCGTATCGTTTTTCATCTCGAACGCCTGCGCTCCGTCTAGGTTAAAAACCTCTAAGCTTTTATTGGCTCTCTCATTTGCAACTATCATTTTACTTCCTTTTGTTTAACTTCTGATTCTTCCCAGCTATTACCGTTTGCAATGCTTGGTTTGTCAGTACCGCCGATCAGCAAATACTGTTTGCCCTCTTCGGGCTTATCTTCTTTTTTAGGTTTGTAGATTTCATCATTCCAAGGGTCTTGGTTTAGTCTGTAGTAATTTCGTTTACCCATTCTATTCTCCTTTTGTACCGTATTTTGTAAAGTATGCTAGCTCAGCATCTAGCTTTGCTTGCGGTATTTCTGTAACGCTGATTGTCTCAACGTCAGTATAGTGGTGGTTGTAACGGTAACGGGTTTCGCCGTGTTCGTTGGTGAACAATCTGTCAGCCGATACACTGCGAAACGTGGTTTCACGTCCGGTAGTTGGGTCGATTGCAAGAACGTCGAATTGTTTTTTGTTAGTCATAATGTTGTTTCTTTCAAGAACGTGTTGTATTTGTTATATATATATTATCGTCTAAGCGTGTGACACGTTAGGTCACTGCGACGTACTTTCCGACAATTTTTTCCCACTTTTTCATCACATAATCGTACTGTCCCTGACATTCAACAGTACCCATAGATGAGCCGGTTGACCCTACCCAAGTCGTGATAGCGTACTTCCCTAGTCGATTGCATCGCACTAGGTGACGTGTGCCGGTTGGAGTTTCTTTTGTCATTCTGATTTCGTATGCGACGTATGCCATTTTATTTTCCTTATGTGGATTGATTTTCAGTTTCTAGTATCATTCTATCTAGTGTCAATCCTTTTGTTTTTATATTTTCTCTTACAGAGTTAGCACCTTTTTTTGCGGCAAGGGCAACGGCACAAATAGTTGCGGTAATAGCATCAGGATCTTCAAGCCATTCGTCAAGATTCCAGCTTGCTACTTCTCCATTGTCATCAGCTATGTATATAGCATTACCAACATCTACAAAAATACCGGGTAAGATTTCAATACAATCACCATATTCCATTTTTATTTCCTTTCGTTTCGTTGTCTCTTATGCTTCCCATTATAACATATATCGACCAATTTGTCAATAGGTCTTTAGCCTTTTTTCAGTATTTTTAGGGGTTTTATTTTCTTATGTACTTGCTTCAGCGTGCCGTCTGATAAGCATCCTGTGAATATATTTGCGTGTCGCTTCTTGCTCGCGTTGTGTTTCAGCACTGCGGCTTTTCTATTTGTTAGCATGTCTTATTTCCTTTCTTGCTATATCTATATTATTGGCTATGAGTGTGACACATCTGGTCACTCGCTCCGCATTTTCTGAAAATAATATATTATTTATTCCAAAAACCCCCACCGATAAGGGGTGGGGCTGCGGGGGGCCGAACCCCCCAAGAGAGGGGGATTTAGTGGCGGCGACCTCGACGTTTGAGGAGCTTGCCCGCCTACTATGTCCCGCGCGACTTAACCCCAATAGTCGGGGTCGTCGAAGATCATGAACAGATCATCAGGCAAGTCCAACACGGGCTCGCCGTCGTAAAGGTTGTCGGGATGCATCCCTTCCTCCCACGCGATGGCTTCCTCCGTCCACTCGTACTGCTCGGCCTCCCATTCGCGCTGCGCGTCGTACAGGTCAGTGGCGGTCAGTTCGTCGGATTGTGGGTTGGTGTCAAATTTAGAAAACATAGAAAAAACCTTTCAAAGGGTGTTGTGTGAAAATCTACGTGACCACGGGTTTCGGTCTGAATATCTCGCAGGCGATTCGCCAACAAGTTGCTCCTGCTTACCGGAGCCACCGTTTTAATTGTCCATCGGATTAAGTCTCCTTTTCATAACTTCATTATACTATAATTATCGGCAAATGTCAAGAGCAAACTTGAGAAAAAATAGAAAAAATCCATTAATCCCAAACGTCGCAACATTCAACGTCAACCACGCCGACCCTGTCCATCGTCTCCCGTGTGAAAGAGCCACGATACTCGGGACTCCAAGGAACGTAGACGACGACCCTGTCGCCATCGAGGGTTTTAACCTCAATGGAATCGAGTTCGTGATTGAACCCGTTGGCGTAAGCGGCGGCGTTGGTAGCGGTGTCGAAGAAAACTTCAAAATGCATAGTGTAAATCCTTTCGATTGATTAACTTGTATGACTCTAATATATTATATATCGGCAAGGAAGTCAACATATCTTGAGATAAAAACCAGAGAAAAGTCAAAGTATTTCAAAAACCCCCACCAACGGGGGGCGCGGCGGCGGGGGCCCATACCCCCTATTAGAGGGGCATATTGTCTGGCAAGATAGGCTTATACAAAAAAACCGCCTACGGGGAACGACACCCGTAGACGGCCAACGAAAGGAATCTGCTCTATTTATTTAGAAGCGGAACAGAACGCTGTACTTCCCATATGTGCTTCACACCACGAATCAGTCCATTCAGTGAATCCGCAATCGGCACAAATCTTATTATAATCATATGCAGGGTACGTCAACTCCTGCATCTCAAGCGGCTTGAGTTCTATAATCTCTGCACCGCCTTCAACCTTCGCCGATGTCTTGCATCCTAGTAATGCCGCACAGCATAAGCCAGCTAGTAAAGCCAAAGCACACAACGCCACCGATTTTATTTCTGTTTGATTAACCACGTCAATAAACCTTTCTTCTGTACTTGTTTCTTCTTCCTGTTTTCCAACCGTTGGAACTCCCTCGCCAACTGTACCGCGTGAATCCTTCGCATTCTCATTATACACTACTCCAAAATATTCGTATTCGCTGATTGTCATTAGGTCACGATTGACATGTAAAGGCCAAAGGATGCGATGCACGAAGCACCAAACCAAAACAAATATTCGTTAAACTTCTCTTTCATTATTTCATCTCCCAAGGACAAGCCATTGCCATAACATAAACGGACATAATCATAATACCTAAAACTAATTCCATTACACACACTCCATATTATATTCGTATTGTGCCTGTTGTAAATCCGTACAGATGAATACGGGTATACCGTTCACTACTACCTCATAAACCTCACAGTGTAAGTTATGAATCAATTCAACCAGACGACCATTCCCATCATCTTCACTCTCTAATATTACAAATTCCATTACTCACACCCCCAAATTTCACAGGCTCGCTTTTTAGCTTTGCAGTAAGCCGCACGCCCTTCAGCAAAGGCAGGAACTTCCCAGTGGTTATACCGTTCGTTCCAAACAATCTCAACGTCTCCATTGGCTTCGATGAAGCTATTCTTATTGAAGTCGTTAGTGAACAGTGCGTGAGAATCAGAATTTGGATTCTCGACGGAAGGTGATTGTGGGTATTTGGCTGGTTGTAAATCTGAAACTCTCATAGTTTTTCCTTTCGTTATGCTTGTATTATACCATACTTATCGGAGTTTGTCAATAGCAAACTTTACTTTTTCTCAAAAGATTTTATATCTTTTTGTGTGGTGTGAATGTAGCGTTGTAACTTGTGGTCGTAGAACATAACACTTTTACCATTGATAGATACATTGTTTGGTGTGGTTGTATGTATCCAACCGCATTTGACGCCGATACCCTTAACGATAATGTTAGCGGTTGAATCTGTGTTGGCGATGAAGTTTTCAAAGTTTGTCATAGTTATTTCCTTTCGATTTCCTAACCTCTTATATATATATTATTGGCTATAGGTGTGACACGTTAGGTCACTCAGGGCAATAATTATTTATTTTTTCCTGAATTCTTTTCCAAGTGCTAAGTATCCAGTTTCATCGTAGTGTTCTAGTAATCCGTGCATTGCTTCATCTACGCCGACATTGCCGTACTTGTCACTCACTGCGTGAATCCAATTCCAACATTGTCGGTTAGCTTGACCATCATAGCCTAGTGCTAATGATATGCGTTTCATTGTGTCTTTGATGTAGGTCGGTGATTCTGTATTCGGTAAACTCATTTTCTTTTCCTTTCGTTGTGCTTTCATTATACTATATATATCGGTCGTTGTCAAGAGCAAACTTTAATTATTTTGCAATTATTTTTAACAAGGCATTTTTTACTTTCCACAAGTATTCTATCTCACCCTCGATAATACTTTTATTGTATTCCCCTAATTCGTTTTTATGTTGAACAATCTTATTCTCGATTGTTACGTTTAGTTTATCAAGAGTGATTTGTGCTTGTGCTTTGTTCATGTCTGATTCCTTTTATTGCTTAATTGTTATATACTAAGTATATTATATATATCGACACATTGCAATAGATACTTAACTATTTTCTCGGAATAATCGCGTTTATTTTTTACCCCCCTCGTGGGGGGCGAGGCCGCCGGGAGCCCTACCCCCCATCAGTAGGGGGATTTTTAGTCTAGGGCTGTTCCCCACTCGGCGTGGTATTTGGCTTGACTCTCTATGATATCTTTATGATACCCTTTGTTCCGATTATTGCCTTGGCCACTGTGTGACCCTTATCTATCATGCCAACACGTCTAACGACAGGATTGTTAGCGATAACACTATCGCCTTCGATTGTAATATCGTTTGTGTTAACCGTGAAAGTGGTATTCCAGTTACCACCTTTGCACAGGATTGTAACATCCTGTCCAGCGAATTTATCTTTTAGTAACCAGTTTGTTGTTTTGATTTTCATAATCTTAACCTTTCGTTTAATTTTTTGTTTCGTTCTTATGTCTTCTATTATACATATATCGGCAGAAAAGTCAATAGGTCTTGAGTCATTTTTGGAAAATATACTCAACTATTTTTATTAATTCTGTACCGTAAAAGTAAGCGCCATATACTACCATAACGCCAATCAGTGTGTGAGCCATTGCATCTAAAATTTTATCTAACATCTTATTGCCTTTCATTAATTGTTATACTTAAGTATAATATATATCGTCCATAAGTCAAGTAATACTTTAATATAATATGAGAATAATCTTAACTGTCATTATGGCAAGGGCAGTTATCTGTTCTGTCATCTTGGCATCTGTCACTGTCATTTTGGCGGGGGTGGTGTAAACACAACCAAGACACACAGAATTAAATGTCTATCCCAATCCACCCTAACCGCCCCTATCGGTAGTATTGGCGCCCTCCTCCTTCTTTTGGTTGATTCAACAGAGGCATATTCGCTTCCTCTGGAGTCCGCCCACCTTTTTTAGAGTTACATTTGAAACAGGCGCACACAAGATTCTCCCATGTATCTTTTCCGCCCCGCCATTTTGGTTTTACATGATCCAGAGTTAGTTTGTCTGGATTCTTTATGCCACAGTACTGACATGTATAATCATCGCGCAAAAATATATTTCTTCGACTCGGCCCCGCCTTATATGTAAAAGATATAAACTTTTTAACCATTGCCACCTTGGGTAGTGGATAATATTCCCCATTCGCCCCGAATATTCTTCTCTCATGGAACTCAATTGGTACAATCGCCCCTTTGAGCAACAAAGTGATTCCTTTTTGCCACGAGAGTTTAGTTAGTATACTATAATCCATATTTAATATTAATGTTGTTTCCATTTTACCTACAGAGTATAAAAATATCTCCCTTATCCCTATTCTCCCACTCGAACCCATTCCTGACGAGGAATTCTTCTGCTAATTTCATAAAATCCTCATTGACTCCATGACAATCCCAGCAATTCTGATAGTCTATTGTTAGATCAAACCATTCGCCCAGTATTTCTTTCAGATAGCCTATAGATAACTCTCTTGGATGAGGGGGATAAGTATATATATCAAGTCCTCTACACCAGTTTTGAAAAACCTTATAACAATGCAAATTAGGTGTACTTATGAACACCGCCCCTTTATCTTTTACCAATCGCGCACACTCAGACACTAAATTTATCACACCGCTCCCTGTGAAATGATTAAGTTCCAAAAAATCATCTGTATCTTGATCTTTGATATGTTCTATCAGCTCCATACACAACACCAAATCAAACTCACCCTCAATCGGTATGTCATATCTAAGGTCGGTACTAGTATTTGTTATGTCTAAATCAAATCGCTCATTTAAGATCCCGGTAAAGACTGTAGGAGTACCAAGCTCCAACACTTTAATATTATTTCTTAACACACCATTCTCTTCAAGATAACTAATAGTTATATCAAACCTTCTCTTATGTGTATTCAAATAATTGATTTCCCAATCTTCCATTTCTCACCACACCCAAAATCGCCCTTGAAGTTTTCCTGCTATTCTTTTTTACACAAATAGTCACAATAGTTTCATGGCATCTTTTTTAAAAAACACTCTTTTTTGTGTATAGCTTTTTACATCTTACTATAATATGATAGTAGATTTTTATTTTTTTAACATTTTATTGAATGGAGTGCGCACATGTTCAATAGTAAAAACGAACCTAAGAAGGTTGAAGCTGCTGAAGATTTTGTAGCTAAGGCTTCCGAAGAACTAGAAGAGGCGGTTGCTGAAGAGATCGAAGTTGAAGATCCGGCTGTAGAAGAAGCTGCGGCGATCATTGAAGAGCTAGCTGAAGAAGTAGCAGAAGAAGAAGTTGCTGAGGAAGTTGCCGAGGAAGCTGTTGCTGAGGATACCCCACCTGTAAGACATAGAGGGCCTCAAGCTTAATGCGAATACCTAGTAATATGTCAGAACAAGAAGTTGTTGACACGATTACTAAAGTATCCGAAAGACTGTCCAACAAATATACATTTGCGTTTTACACGGCTGAAGATATTCGGCAAGAAGCCTTTATTTTAGGAATGGAAGCTCTAGAGAGATATGATGAAGGAAAGCCTCTTGAGAACTTTCTGTTTGTCCATATTGGTAACAGACTGAAAAACTTCAAGAGGGATAACTATTTTAGACATGATGAGGGGAAGGCGGAGAAGGTTCAGAAGAGAAAGCGTAACTTGTTGGAGCCGGCGAATCTGGAAGACTTTAGTATAGCTAAAGGGGGCGACGACTTGAGTTCAAAGATTTCTGACGAAGAAATTATAGAATTAGTAAAGAGAAATATACCGGCGAATATGAGGGCGGACTTTCTTAGACTATGTGCGGGAGTCACGCTGCCCAAGGCGAGGCGTACCGAAATAATGGGTGTTATTAGGAGGATCGTAGAAGGATGAAGAAGCGAGGTAGGTTCTCAGTAGAAGAGGTGCAATTTATCGAGCAGAATTGCGAGGCTCTTTCTCCACAGGCAATAGCGGATCAGCTAGATCGAGATGTTTCATCTATTACCAAACATATCGAAGACAATATAGGTTTCTCAGCGAAGCAGAAAAGGGAAGTTGAGGCTCATCAAGAGCTAAAACGGAAGCCTTACTATAAGGAGCTAGAAAAACAGTTCTCCGAGGCTGAATTAGAGATGTTTCAGTTTCACTTCAAGAAAATGTGGGCTCAATTCAAGGACGACGTGTTTCATACAGAAGAAATCCAAATCGTCGATACTATCAAGCTCGAAATTCTAATGAACAGAATCCTGACGGCTCAGCAGGATAATATTACAAACATAGAAAACACGCAGATGCTTATAGACGTTGAAAAGCAGATGGATCATCAAGATCAAGACCGTGACTACATCTCGTCGTTAGAGCGACAGGTAGCTATGTTTAGGGCGGCTCAAGAGACGCTATCTAAGGATTACAAAGATCTGCAAGCACGTAAGGCAACAATGCTCAAGGACCTAAAAGGTACTCGTGAGCAGCGAATCAAAGCTATTGAAGACTCTAAGCTTACGTTTGCATCGTTGGTGAAAAAGATTGCATCAGATCCTAATTTCAGAACCAATATAGGACTAGAGATGGAAAAAATGCGCTTAGCTACAGAAGCAGAGAAAGAGCGCTTATCAGAATACATAAAATATGAAGACGGGCAAGTTGACCAGCCCTTTCTTTCATCAGACACTGTTAAAGGAGATTAAATGAAGACAGCAGTAATTTTTGGCGTAACTGGCCAAGACGGATCATACTTAACTGACTTGCTACTTTCGGAAGATTACAAAGTGATTGGCGTCGCCCGAAGAAGTAGTGTGGACACGACCGAACGGATTGACAGGCATGAGAAAAATAATTCTTTTTTGCTAGTTGAGGGAGACATCACGGATGGATTCTGTGTTTCGGACATTATTAATAAATACCAGCCTGACGAAGTATATAATCTTGCAGCACAGTCTCACGTTGGTACTTCTTTTAAGCAACCGACACTGACTTGGGATGTTACCGCTGGAGGATGTCTAAATATACTAGAAGCGATCAGAGTTTCCCCAAGATGTGACGATATTAAGTTTTATCAAGCGTCATCTAGTGAGATGTTTGGCAAAAACTTTACTGTTACAGATTATGGAAAATATCAAGACGAAGATACGGCTTTTATGCCTCAGTCACCATATGCAATTGCAAAACTTGCAGCTCACCACTTAGTTAGAAATTACAGAGATAGCTATGGTATTCATGCGTCTAGCGGAATCCTGTTTAATCACGAAAGTGAAAGACGTGGCGAAAATTTTGTAACTCGTAAGATTACAAAGTGGATTGGCAGCTTTGTAGAGTGGCTAAATACAAACAATCTTGCAGCGCACCAGTTAACAGCGACTTCATCCGAAAACGAGAAGATATACGCTTCTGGACACCAAGAATCATTTGATAAATTAAGATTAGGAAATTTACAAGCAAGGAGAGACTGGGGACATGCGAAAGACTATGTACGAGCAATGTGGCTCATGCTCCAACAGGAAGAGCCAGACGATTATGTCGTCGCTACTGGAGAAACACACAGTGTTGAGGAATTTTTGGAATACGCTTTTAGGCACGCTCATCTTGGTGATTGGAGTGAGTACGTGTACATTGACCCTGAATTCTTTAGACCCGCTGAAGTTGATTACTTACTTGGCAACCCGTCCAAAGCAACAGCAAAGCTCGGATGGGAACCAGAAATAAAGTTTCAAGAGTTGGCTGAATTAATGACGGAGGCTGATATTAATGAGAAATTACGACGACCCGGCTTACAAGAAGTTTAGAACAGATGTCTTGAGAAGGGACAAGTTCTGTTGTAAAATGTGTAAGGCGAGTGGCAAAAAGAAGAAAATGTACGTTCACCATATTAGAAAATGGGCTAGTGCGTCTTCTCTAAGATTTGATGTCGGTAATGGGATTACACTTTGCTACAATTGTCACAAAGAAGTAACTGGTAAAGAAGAACACTACGAGTCTTATTTGTTAGGTTTAATCAATGGCTAAAAAGAAAATACCAAACTATACAGTAATTAAGGACACGAGAGAGCAGCGCGGTTGGATCTTTAATAAAGTTGACCGATGTAATGGTATGCTTACCGAAACCTTGAAAACTGGTGATTATACATTGCAAGGATTTGAAGATCAGGTTTGTATTGAAAGAAAAATGAGCGTCGAAGAGATTGCTAATAATCTAGGCAAACAAAAGAAAAGATTTGATGCCGAAATACAAAGAATGATTGAGTACCCCTTCAAGTATATTGTTTGTGAGTTTTCTATGTCTGATTTGATTGATTATCCAAATTCTATCTTTAGCGACAACATGAAGAGCCGAAGACCTGATTACGTTCAGGCTCAAATTAGCAAAAGAAGAATAACCGGCAAATATTTACTGAAGACTTTGTTAGAGTACCAAACTTGGCATGGCATACATGTTCTTTTCTGTGACAACAAGACCAACGCATTTAAAGTGACTGACAGTATATTCAAGAGGTTAAATGAGATGTTTCATGGTCAAGACTAATAGGTCTCAGATATATTCCGCGCTGTCAAATTGGCACGACTATGGTGTTCTTAGCCAGACAAGAGAAATATTCCTTGGATCTGGAGACGATGGCTTAGATTCTAAAGATTCAGCTACCTTCCTGAAGAATCTTATAATGCTTGAGTCTCTGGGTCCACACCCTATAATTATCCACCAGTATAACATTGGTGGAGATCAAGCTGCGGGCTTTGCTATCTACGACGCTATCAGGGCAAGCAAATGCAAATTCTTATTTATGTCTTATGGTAGTGCGTCTTCTATGGGAAGTATAATTCCACAAGCCGTTGTTGGCAAAGGTCTGAGGGTCACACACCCGAATACAGAGTGGTTAATCCATGAAGGGTCTTGTGAGACCAGTGGAACAACAAAGCAGTTTATATCGAACGCTGAGGCCCTTAAAAGGTCAAAAGAATTAATGTATGACATATTTGTCAATGCATGCAAGAAAGGTGCAGCCTTTAAGGGTAAAAAACCTGCAGAGATTAAGGCTATATTAAAACGCAGATTAAATGTGAAAGAAGATTGGATTCTCGATGGATATCAAGCTGTCGAATATGGGTTTGCGGATATTGTGTTCGGCAAAGGTCAAAATAATTCCATCGAAAATATACTCAAGAGATTGTAATGAAAAAAGAAAATATAGAGAAAGTATTGCAAGATGCTTGGCTTGGCATCAATGTAAAAGACGAAGATTTATTTAATCCGATTGATTTTATATTTCACGACGGAGACACCGATAAGATTTTGGAAAGAATCGCTTGGCTGTTTA